AGGAGGTGGCTATCGTGTATAAGAGTCTTAAAGCATGGTTGAACCTTCCAGTACAAATAAAGCCGTTTATCAGGCGAAGCGGCACTGGTACAAAACTGTACGGAGACCCTATCGACGAATGGTGTTATGCTGAAGGTAAAGTAACTACAGTAACAGATAATACAGGTACTGAGGTTGTTTCTAACAAGCAACTATATATAGATGGTTCAGTAGCTGTTTCTGAACTCGACTGCATAATTTTTGAGGGCTCTGAAAAGAGTATCAAAAGTATTGGAACATTCTATAGAGACGGTAAGCCTGACATCAAGGTGGTGTATCTGTAATGAAAGGTACATTTAATTTTGACTTTGACCAAAAAAGTTTAGACCATTTTGAAGCGCGGTGTGAAGCTGCTATTAGAAACATAGGCAGAGGTACTAAAAAAGCTACAATAGCTGCTTGTGAAGAAATTCTTGGTAACAGTATGGCTGAAGTACCTAAAGATACCCACACCCTGCTTATGAGTGCCTTTTACGAAGTGTCCAGGCGAACAGATACAGCTGCAACCACCTGGGCGTATGAGGCAGTTGTAGGTTATGGTGGAAATGGCGACCCTGTCAATCCAAAGACAGGTCGAAGAGCTTCATCTTATATGGTGAAGGTGCATGAGGACTTATCAGTTTATCATCCTACTGGTAAGGCTAAGTTCTTGGAAGACCCTGTGCGAGAATATGCCAAAGAGAACTTTCCTAGGACTGTATTTAAGTACGCTCAAGAGTCTTTGGCAGATATGAGCGATTAAAAGAGGAGGAGCTATATGGCAAACCCGTTACTACTTGACATTGTAACATTCCTTGCGGACAACGGTATTGTTCAAGGAGATGGTGTAGACGCCTTTAGAGACTTTACGCCAGAAGCACCTGACTCCCTAGTAGCTCTACACGAGTATAAGGGTGACCCAGCAGTATTCTATGACCCGAATGTTAACAGGTCTGTACAGATTACTGTTCGAGATAAGGATGCCGATGTCGCAAGGCAGAAAGCTTTGGATATTTATAAACTGCTTACGTCAGATAATTTGATTGTGCAGTTTACACCAGACCGATGGGGGCAAGTTCACCTTAGACAGCCACCGTTCAAAATCGGTCAAGATAACAATGACAGAGTCATATATGGCTTCAACATTGGAATAACAACTACTATTGAATAGGAGGAATGAAACATGGCTACAAGAATTGGTTGTGATAATCTTGTGTATGCAATTCAGATTACAGAAGACACAGCTACAACAGCCCCTGAGTATACTGCTCCTAAAGCAGCTCCAGGTGTAATGTCTATTAATATTAACCCTAATGCATCACAGGAAACCTTGTTTGCTGATGATGGTCCTATGGAGACTGCTACAACGCTTGGTAAGATTGATGTAGAAATCAAGAAAAACGAACTTACCACAGAAAATAAAGCGGACCTCCTTGGACACACCATCGACAGTGATGGAGGTCTTGTGTATGGCGATTCAGACGTTCCACCTTTTGTTGCTATCGGCTTCAGGTCCTTGAAGTCTAATGGTAACTATCGTTATGTATGGCTGTATAAAGGTAAATTTACAGACCCTGAGGACAATAACGAAACAAAAGGCGATGGCATTAACTTCCAGGCTGATACTATTAAAGGGCAGTTCGTTAAGCTGAACTATCCAGTTACCGTTGGTGACAAGGAGATTCGTATGTGGAAATATGAGCTTGATGGAGATAACCCTGAAGCAAGCGAATCGGCTATGACTTCTTGGTTTGATACTGTTAAAATGCCGAGTTAAGGAGGGATAACAGATGAGCGCATTGAACATTATTACTGATGCTACTGGCAAAGTCGTAAAGGTTATGGTAGATGACAAAGTCATTGAAAATGTTTCTGATGTTTCCCAAAACCTTTCTCGCGGCACCCTAGTAGTTACAATCAAAGCTATTTTCGATAGTATTACAGTTACTGAGCAGGCAGGAACGCCTGCCCCTGCTTTGACTGTTGCTTTTGAGGCTGGTTCTGTTACTGGCTCTACTAAGGCTATTATTACTGGCGAAGCTGGTTCTGGTAATCACTTTGCCTATACTGTTGCTGATGCCACACAGGCTACGCCTAATGTTGGTGATACTATTACAGGTGCTACCACTTATGTGTCCGGCAATAATATTACTGGCGTGACTGCTGGTAAAAGTGTTGCGATTTATGAGCTTACTACTGACAACAAGGTTGTTAAGTTTACTGCTCATACTCTCATCGATGGTGAGATTAAAACTACTTAGTAAATAATTTCGTTAAATGATTGGAGGTATCCTAATGGCTAACGTAAAAGATGTAAAGTCTAAAGCTGTTAAGATTACCCTTACAGACGGCGTTGAGCGTACAATTAAGTTTACGCTCAATGCTATGGCTGAACTTGAGGACCGATACGGCTCTGTTGAAGAAGCTTTTAGACAGCTTGACAACAACAGTATTAAAGCAGTTCGTTGTATCCTCTGGGCTGGTCTTATTCACGAAGACCCTGACCTTACAGAACAGCAAGTCGGTAATCTTATTGATATTCAGTATATGCAGGCACTTATGGCGTCTCTTGGTGATGCATTTAATGCAGATATGCCTGAACCTGAAAAAATTCCTGAGACTGCTGAACTTAAGTTGCACGGTGCACAGGACCCAAACACCTAAATCCCAGCAATAAAGATGTAGCCAATCCGTTCAGTACAGATGATTGGGATTGGCCATATATTTTATATGTTGGGAGAGTATGGCTGCACTATACTGATGAAGAAATAATGAACATGACGCCTAGAAAGTTTAAGTCACAACTTGACGTGCATTACGATGTACAAAAAAGAATGCACGGTGAAAAATCACAAGGAAATTCTATTGACCAAATTGGTTATATTGACCAAATTCCAGGTTGGTAATAAGGGGGTGTTACAATGACTAGCTTTGCAAATTTGACCGCAAACTTAAATCTTAATATCCAGAACTTTGCAAAAAATATACGCAGAGCTTCTAGTATAGCAAATCAGTTCTCTGCCAACCTAAAAGGTCAGATTAATGAAGGGCTTGTAGAACCTGCTAAGAAATCTAAATTTGAGTTCAAAGATGTATCTCGTATCGTTCAAGGTATTATTGTTTCTAAAGTGTTCTATGGAGGATTGAACGCTATTAGAAATGCTACACATGCAGTTTGGGAATTTAGCCAGGAGCTTGAGTATGCAAAGGTTGCTTACACTAACTTATTTGGTGACACTGCTTTAGCTAACGAGTTCATCAACGTGCTTAAGGACTTTGCGGCTACAACACCATTCTCTTTCCAAGAGTCTGAAGCTGCGGCGAAGCGTTTACTTGCATATGGTATTCAGTACAAAAACGTCATGTATGTAATGCAAGGTGTTCTTGCCGCATCATCTATGCAAGGAAACCCACAGGTAATTGAGTCTGTCTCAAGAGCACTAGGACAAATCTACACAAAGGGTAGATTGATGAATGAAGAGATGAGGCAGCTTGCTGAAGCAGGTATTCCTGCTTATGAAATCTTACAAGAGAAACTTGGTCTTACTCAGCAACAGCTACAGAATCTTGGTAAAGAAAGTATCCCTGCAAGTAAAGCCATCAATGCTCTAGTAGATGGTATGAATGAGCGCTTTGGTGGACTAGTTTCCACTTCATCTAAGACATTGAAAAGTATTACCAGTAATATTAAAGATAACGCTACGATGCTTATATCTGGCGCTTTTGAGCCACTGTTTACTCGCATAAAAGATGGCTTGGATGAGCTTGGAAAGTTCTTGTTTAAGATGCGAGAAGTATTCGAGCTTAAAGGTTTAGGTGGTGTATTCGAAGCAATATTCCCTCCTGAGCTGCATAGTACGATAAGAATGTTTGTAGCTAACCTTGGCACATTATTCCAAGCTGTTGTAAAACTGGTAGGTGCCTTAGGTGGTTTGCTTAGACCAATCATTGAAGCACTTATTAGAGTCTTCAATGCATTTACGCCTATCCTTACTACTGTGCTTAATGTGCTGTCTGTTATGGTATCTTGGATTACGCACAATGCAACAGCTATGAAGATTCTTACTGCTGCTCTGGCTGCTGCAGCAGCGACGTGGGTAGTCTTCAAAGTTAAGGCTCTAGCTACGGCTGTAGTAGCTGGTGTGATTAACCTAATATCCAAAGCACTAGCTGGTTTATCCGCAATACTTACAATCGTCGCTGCGCATCCGTTCTGGTCATTGCTTATTGCTTTTACAGGATTGGTTGTAGGTCTCTCTGGAGGCTTTGGTAAACTAAGCAATGCAATTAGCGGTGTGTTCAAAAAGATAACGGCTATAAATGGAATAGACCCTGATAAAGTGCTTCTTCCTTCACAGAAAGAAAGAGCTAATGATTTGAATAAGTTCAATAAAGCCCTTGATGGTACGAAGGATTCAATGGATGACTTAGCTGATTCAACTGGTAAAGCTACAAAGGCAGCCAAAGGCTTACTTTCATTTGATGAAGTATTCAAGCTTAATCAGCCTGATGAAGGTACTAGCAAGGGTATTGTTACAGACACAGACTTTGATATACCCGACTTATCAGGCTTAGATGCAAGTTCGTTTATTCCTGAAGTACCAAGCTTTGAAGGCTTTGCCAATAACTTCGTAACTGACATGATTAATGCTCTGAAGGAAAAATTTATTGGGGCTGGTATTGGAGCAATTATTGGTGGCATTCTTGGGGGTATTCTTGGAGGACCTCTTGGTGCTAAGATTGGTGCTATCGTTGGAGCTATCGCTGGCTGGTTCTGGAACGACCTTGCTGATGCTTTAGGTTTGACTGATATTGGAAAAGTTGCTATACCTATTGCAACGGGCCTTGGTGCAGTAATTGGTGCTCTTATTGGTGGACCATTTGGCGCCGTTATCGGTGCAGGGATTGGTGCATTAGTTGGCTGGTTAATTGACTCTATTGCAAGAGGCTTTGAGAATGGCGATTGGTCACAAGTTGGTTATCCTATTGGTATTGGTGTTGGCGCAGGTATTGGTTTCATTGTAGGTGGCCCTGCTGGTGCTGCAATCGGTGCTGCAATCGGTTTTCTTGTAGGTTGGATTTCTGACCTTATAGTCACAGGTGTAACTACAGGAGACTGGGACTTCTCAAGGCTTGGTCTCGGTATTGGTACAGGTATTGGCGCTGCAATCGGCATGGTTGCTGGCGGCCCTGCTGGTGCTGCAATAGGTGCAGCCATTGGCGCTCTGATAGGTTGGATAGTAGGTCTCATTGCAGATAACTGGGATAGTATTACGCAGTGGTTCTCTGATGTATGGACCGACCTTACTACGTGGTTCCAGGATATTCTTAACACTATCACAGACAAGGTACAGGAAGCTTGGACAGTTGTTTCTACTTGGTTCCAAAATATATGGGATACTATTTCAGAAAAGCTTTCAGGCGCATGGCAAACTGTTTCTACTTGGTTCCAAAATATATGGAATACTATTTCAGAAAAGCTTTCCGGCGCATGGCAAACTGTTTCTACTTGGTTCCAAAATATATGGAATACTATTTCAGAAAAGCTTTCAGGTGCATGGCAGGTTGTTTCTACTTGGTTCCAAAATATATGGAATACCATTTCAGAAAAGCTTTCAGGTGCATGGCAAACTGTTTCTACTTGGTTCCAAAATATATGGAATACCATTTCAGAAAAGCTTTCCGGTACATGGCAAGCTGTTAAAGATTTCTTTGGTAAGATTTATACATCTATTAAGACCAAGGTGTCAGATTCTTATACTGTAGTTAAAGACTTCTTTGGAAACATGTACACCTCAATCAAAACAGCGATTGGAGATATGTACACATCAGTAAAGAATGGTATAGGCAATATATACAAGGCATTTAAGGATTGGATTTCTAACTTGTGGAGCAATGTATTTGGTAAGTTCTTTGACTGGATAAATACTGGTATTGATAAACTAAAAGAATTCTTTGGTCTTGACAGTAAGGCTAAGAATACTGATACAAGCTATGCGTATAGCCGCAGCTCTGGTCCAAAAATAGGTCATGCTACTGGTGGTATCTTTAACAGAGAGCACATTGCAAGATTTGCTGAGGGTGACAAGGCAGAGGCTGTTATTCCTCTTGAGAATGCCGGAGCAATGCAGCCGTTTGTAGACGCTGTTGCTAATGGTATCACAGCTAGCCTAATGCCTATTGTAGCTAATATCTCTAGCAATCAAGGACAGTTACAACCACTATACGTTGGAACATTAATTGCTGATGATAGAAGCTTAAGAGAATTACAGCGTAAGATGCAAGTTATCCAATTACAGGAAACGACAAGGAGGGGTCGCTAATGGCTAATTTTACCGTGAATGGGAGGGCTATTAAGAATCCCTCCGCATTCAAAATAGAAAGATATAACGTTACCAACATGGAGCGACTTGCAGACGCTAAAATGGTTGGTGATTTAATTGCTAAAAAGAGAAAGTTCTACTTCACGTATGATGCAATATCCGGCGATGAGTTAGACAATATTCTTGAAGCAATTTGGGAAACAAATGATTTATTCTTTCCGCTTGAATATATAGAGAATGGNGTAAGAAAGTCTGCTACAGTTTATGTAGGGTCTATACCAACTGAATTGCATAAAGCTGGAAAAACTACAAACTGGGTTTGGAAGAATGTAACTTTCAACTTAATTGAACAGTAAGGAGGTGACTAGATATGTCAGGTGTTAGTTCATACTATGATAAACCCACACGCTATATTCTTGTCAAACTTGAAATATTCTTTGATGGTTATGAAAATGAGCCTATAACGATAGACATGTCTAATTACCTGATTGACTGTCAGGTTGTAGAAGAGGCTAGTGCAGAGGATAAAAATCCATTTGGTGCCGTTTCTGCAAATGAGTTTACTTTTACACTTGCCAACTTCAATAATATATTTAGTCCATCAAATGTCAATGGACCATACTATGGTAAGATTAAAACTGGTGTTATGGTAAAGCCTTATATTAAGCCAGGCGACGATGCGACGACAGACTGGACACCTCTTGGTGTATACTTTGTTTCTAACTGGAATTCAAAGATGGGTAGCGCAACAGCTTTTGTAACCTGTTATGATGTCATTCAAGAGTTACTTTTATCACCCATACCGGACCTTGATGTAAAGCGTAACACTACTTTTGCGAGCTACATCAAGTATGTGTTAGGTATGTATGGCTTTACTAATGCTGAAGTCGATGAAACGCTAAATGCTTTACTGCCGTATGGCTTCATTGCTTATGATAAAACTCCAGATATGTTGCAAGCAATTGTAGAAGCGTCTATGAGTGTACTAATGACAACAAGACTTGGTTCATTAGCTGTTAAAAAGCTGCGCCGCAGCACGCCAGTTGCTATATTTACTGATAGCAATCAGCTTATATCAGTAGATGTTGAACAGTCTATAATTAAGACTTATAATGGTGTTAAGCTTATTTATGTTATACCACAGTTAACAGAAGATAAAGAGGTGTTGGTTGTAGATAACCTTAGCATACCTACTGGTAAAGTTACTCATAACTTAATTAAGTACAGTAAACCTGTATTTAATATTTCTGCTGTTACTCTTTCAGGTACAGTACCAAGTGCTATTGAGAAGTATACTTCAACTAACTTTGGTATAACATTAATTACTAAGCTAGACGCTGAAGAAAGTACAAGTTCTAAGCTGTCTGTTACAGGAAAGAATATAGACCTTGTAGAGCAAGAACTTAATGATGACTTAACTAATATGCTGGAAGTATACAATCCATATATACAAGTTTCTGACTATGCTG